GTTTTTCCACAAGCGAAGTTGTGCTTGAGTAAAGGTGTTAGATTTTTGATCTGCTTGTGCTAACTCTGGGACTTTCTTGTTTGCACCATATTTGTTAGTGATTGGCACGTTCATTTGTAATTTAGGAACTGGGATTCTTCTAACTGCATTAATTGCGTTAAAGTCTCGCCATTCTTTTCTTACAACTTGTTCGAGTAAATCAATAACAGTGATGTTGGACAATGAAGTTCCGTCAATGTTACCACTCTTGAAATCACGTTCTGCTTGTCTGAATGTTTCGTAATTGATTGGTTCAATTCTTCCATCACCGATTTCAGCATCTAGATTTAGTTTTGCTAAAGCAGTCATGCCATAGTCTCTACTAAAGTCTGTGCCGTCTTTATCCCAAGAACCTTGATAGAATTTCTTGGTATATGGCGAATAAGTAATTGCAGTATCTTTTTTGGTCATATCTACAATCCTAGCCTCACAATTACAACATCATTCGTTGTAGCATCGGAAGGAACGGTTTCGTTTTCTTTTCCGAAGTAACGACCTAAAACTACATTTGCACCAAGTGCAGTTGTATCGGCAACGACTTTACCACTTGCTGTGGCTTTTACTGTCTCACCAACTTTAATCGCACCACCTGCTGTCATATAGACAAAAGAGTTTCCACCTGCACAGCGTATGTTCAAATCACCTGCACTACCTGAACTGTTATCCACAGTTTCGATTGCACAGAATAGACCTTTTGATACGTCACCTGCTGATGCTGTTGCGACTTCTGCATGTCCTGATGAATCGAGAGCTACTGCTTGACCAATGGTTATACTTGTAGATGCTTTGACCTTGAACTGTTGAACAGTTATGTCAGTTGATCTAGCAAATGCACCTGCTGATGCGACCATTAGTATCTACCCCCCTCTCTGATTCTTTGCATGATTGCATCTGCTGAACCTTTTTCAACACTAGCATATTTTACTTCAAATCTTGGTGAGGTTGAACCCTCTGCAAGTTTGTCGTAATCTGCTTTCAAACTTTCTAGTGTATCACTGTCGAGTTTGATTAGTTTGTTGTATTCTGCTTCTGCACTCTTTAAAGTTCCGAGTTTGGATTTTGCATCTAAAATAGAATCAATGATTGGTTCTACTCTAGCTCTTCTGATTTGGGATTTCAAAGATTTTACTTCTGATTTTAAGATTCTAACTTGACTTGCAAGTTTAGATTCTTTCTTGTCTTTTAGATATTCTTCTTGTCTATCTGTAAGATCAAGTTTGTTTTCATCAGCATCTTCTGATTCCTCATCGTCATGCTCTGCCTTTTTGGCTTTAGCTTTAGTTATTTCTTCGTCAAAACGCTTTTCTTCCTCGTTGGATAAATCCTCTGCTCTTTTTGCAGTTTCATCTTTATCTTCTGATTTTTCTTCTGCGTACTTTGATTTCATGTTGTTAGATTTTTTGGATTGTTTTGACTTAAGGGAAGTATTGTTCGCCTTTTCCTCATCATCATCAGGTATCTTTTTTACAACTTTGTTCTTGCTTGTGACTTCCCCACCATCATCAGCTTCTTTCTTTTTCTTCTTTAACATCTCAACTTTGGTAATATTGTCTAGGGATTGTGGGTCAATGTTTCCCTCTTTACTATCATAACATTCTGAATAACAAATTGCTAATGCTTGTTCATCTATGGTTTTTCCTTCTGCAACTTTTGCATCAATACATTTCTTGACACACTCTGCACCTGCCATAGCGATTAGTTTGTTAGGTGTTTCAACGTTTGCGTATTTGCCACATGAACTTACACTAGCTTCGACCTTCTGTAATTGTTTAACACATTCACCTTCATCACCAGAACATCTTCCTTTGATCTGTGCCTTGTCAATGTGATATGCAGGTTCAGCTACACCTGCTACGTGAGCACCCTCAAAATGTTCTATAACTGAATTACCATGAACATCTTGTTCATCTGAATTATTGAATACTATACTTGGTGATACAAAATTTACTTCACCATTCTTGATTATGTCTCTTGCATTGTTGTCAGTAATTTCTGCAACACCCCATGCTTTGCCTGTGCGTTGTTCAATTCCAACCATGATGATATTACCTACTCTGTATCTTTCCTGTTGAACTAACAGATCATCACCATCTGATGCAGTTGGGTGATCAAACTTTGGTGTAAGAACAAATGGTTTTCCTACAAAAGTTTCGAGGTTTGCTTCAAGGGATTGTCTTGTTACCCCCCACCTATTGAGGTTCAATGAAGCATCTAATAGAAAGAATTTTACGAAAAACTTGTCTTGGTTTTCAAACCTGATTAATGCCATACTAAAAATCCTAGATCAGTAACTAAGAGAACTATTCCTGTGGCAATACCTGCACCACATATTGTGGCTAACGCATCTTTGACTTCCACATTACCATAACCTAATGAATCAACAAACTCTTTGCCTAATGCAAAAAAGAAACCTGATAACACCATAGGAAAGTAGAACAATCCCATGATGCTTAGAATAAACCCTACAATGAAGTGTGCTAGTTTATCATTCATAGCATGGTTATCCATCTAGTTATTTTCTCAACACTTGCATCTTTGAATGGAAAGTCAGGAATCTTACTCTGCCAAGCTTCGTTTTCTTCCATAGTTTCAACAATAATGTCCATCTTGTATTGTGTAAGATACTGCTTGTCTCGTTTGTTTTGATTCAGTCTTTGTCTGTCTGATAATTTGTTACGTTCCCTTGTTGAACGTCTGCTAGAAATGTCTGTAATGATTGCACCTGTTTCTTCATCTGTGTAATAACATCTGCAATTAGGGTGTGTGTCTTGTGGGATTATCGGTCTAAGTGGGTCGTCAATGTCAAATGCGATACCAGATAATTCAAGGCAAATCCTATCATCAACACGATTGTCGTTTTGAGTAGTGAATACAACACGCTGTTTTTTTTCAGCACTAAGAATGGATAAAGCTTCAACTGCTTTTCTTATTGCTTTTAGTTTTTCTATTTGCATCTTTTATCATCTTGTCTAGGTTATCCAAGACCTCAAGCTTCTTTGCATCTAATGCTGTCTTGATAACTTCATCGTCAATCTTTTTGGCAGATACAGTATCAGTTTGATTAATGGTCTTGTTGAGTTGTTTATTGACAATATCTTGTGCAGTATTGATTGGAACATTACCTTGTGGCACATCTGTTGTTGGTGTTGTTGACTGTGCTAATTCCGATTTAAATTCTTCAAGGTTCAATAATTCTAATAATTGGTCGTCAGGCATGTTAGGGAATATTCCTTTAATTCTCAATACTGAATCAACTAGGTCAAACCATGATTCGACAATGATTGATTCAAACTCTGTCTTGACACGAACTTTGTCTAACAAGTCACCCATTCCCATCTTAATCATATTACGTTCATACCATTGTTGTGATACCATGTCAGCAATCCAATCACGTTTTGCCTTTACAACACCAGACAAGAAGAAATTAATTTTACCAATTAGTGTTGCACGATTTTGATCTTCCTCTCTACCCATTAGAGCAGATGGAACTGCAAAGTTACCAATGATTATTCTTTCATAGAAACTTGCCAAGTCAACCATTTCCTTAATCTTTGGTTGTAAGTCTAAGCTGTGATATTCTACCTCATCACTTGCATCAACGGAAACTGCATTGAAACTTCCTGCCTTCAAACTTTGTAATAATGTGTTCATATCATTTTGTGAATCTGTTTTAGACCTACCCATTTTCTTAACAAGGAACATACCATATCCTGCCCACATTGATGAAACAACTTCGGGCATGTCAGCTTCGATTAATCTTCGCCATGATCTTGCACTTCCTACAACTCTTTGCAAGTCTGAATAACCATACCACATTGTACGTCTTTTTGGTGAATCAGGTCTGTTACACAAGTAAAGCATATCGTCTGGTGTAATCTCATCTGATGGGAAAGTTGTAATGACTTTTTCAAGTGACCAATCTTTTTGATTAATGAAAACTCTGCCTGTGTCTCTTGGGTGTATAATTTTTAATGCTCTTGGTAATCCTCTGCCTTCAAACGCAACAACACATCTACCAAACACCATGCAGTTTGTTATTGCTTCTTTGAGTTTCTTTTCAAATCTAATTTTCTTATCATACTCGATTAATTCGTTAAGTTCATCTTCATACATTTTGAGTTGTTCTTTCTTTTGATCATCATCTAAATCTGCATCATTGATTAGTTCAAAGACAGGTTTGATTCCGTTACCAAATACATACTCAATTAGCTTGTCAATTACTGCACCTGCAATACTAGACGACCAAACATCTTCAAACCATTCTAACTCTTGGTCTGTGTAACTAGGATTGGAATACATGTACAGATGATCATTAGTTGATTGCCTACGTGATGCAGAAGCATAATTTGTTGCAGGTATTGGTGTATGTTCCTGCTTTTCTGCTACCCAATTATGAGAAATATTATCAGTCTTTTTTGAGGTTTTTTTCTTGGTTGGCAACACCAAATTGAGAGTTTTGAGTATAAAGAGAACTATTTGTAAATGAGTGAATCAAGGGGAATCTCTACACCGTCAACAGTCCTGAACCTTAACTTACGCTTCTTGTCTGACCAAGCAATCAGTATCATCATCTGCCATTTGTTTTTACATTCTTCCAAAGTCTTGCGTTCTTCTGGTGGAACATAGCCATTCTTCTTTGCCTGTATTCCTAGTGCGATGTTATGCCAACCAACTTTAACGAATGGTGGAATGACGAGTAAATCTACCAGACCTTTACTTGCATAACTTCTTGAAACGTAATACCCATGCTTTCTAAACCAATTCTGAACTCTGTATTCAAAACGTCTGCCTATCTCGTAGTTCTTACTTGCCATCAGGTTTGATTCCAAGCTTGTCTCTAAGTTGCAAGATTTGCTTTAATTTTCTAATTCGCTTTCTTTCTAATTCTTCCAACTCTCTAACATACCTGTCATACCGAAGTATTGAGTTACTCTTTTTGTTCTTCATCTTGTTTCATTTCCTCAAGCTTTGTCATGCACATCACAGTAACTTTCTTGAATGTTGAATCATCTGTGGGTTTCTGTGAACTGTTTTTTGCAAATGCAATCTCAAACCAATTAATGATATTCTTGTAATCATCTAATGTTAATTCCAAGTTAATGCTCATGGGTAATGCACCTCACGACCTGTTGATTCTAAATGAGTTGGAATACCTGACCCCCAAATATTTTCTTCATCACTGTTAAAGTCAAATCTATGTGAGACAACTGCCAATGGTTGTGTGAAACCTTCGTTGCCTTTGATAAAATTCCTGCCAATGAAACATGCCAACAATAATGCCATGACGGTATCATCATGTTCTGTTCCCTCTGCCCTGTAACTTACTGAACCTGATTCTGTAATGACTTCACTAAAGATTGAGATTTGTCTTTTCAATTCTTCCATATCCTTAGTTGTATTTTTTGGGAACTTGATTCTGTTCTGTTGGAACATTCGACTAAGCCACATCACCATCTGGTTCTTCGGAAGTATTCTGCCTGTGTTAATCTTAGATTGGTCTTTGACCTCTCTGGTTGTAAACAATGGAATTACGTTTGGAATCTTATGTCTGTACTTTAGTTCCTCAAAGACATGTTCACCAGAAGCATTGACCTCGATTGAATAGTAATCAAACGGTTGTGTATCGTGTATGTTTGCAATCAGATTTTCAACTTCAAGATAATTTCTGCCAAGCCAAGTCTTTACACCTTTGACATAGACATTATTGTTTTTGATTTCAATTCCTACAAATGCGAAACTATCTCGCCTTTTGCCACTATCAATCCCTGCGATTCTCATTTTCAACCCAAACCCATTTGCCTTGTTTCTTTGGTGGTTCTGTTATTGATAGTATGTTATACGCATTACATAATTTGTAAACTAATTTTGTACGTTCAGCACCTTTCAAGTCAGAATAAAATAATTCACGTTTTAGATCATCAACAACATTCTGCATGTGTTGTCTGTCAGGTATTTCCCATTCTGGTTCATGGAATGGATTATGATTCCTTAGCCAATTACCTATCATTTCTTTATCGTTTCATTGTACATGTTTTCGATAAGAGATTGTTGGGCATCAATTAGATTTTTCATACTATTGTTTTGTTTTCGTAATTGCTCAATCATCTCTTGTTGTTTTAGAAATAATGCGTGTAGTGATTCTATTGATTGTGCGTTAGCTTCTTGTGCAACTGCAACCTGAAATAATGTTGGTAAATCTGTAACTTCCATCAGTAATTTTCGACCTCGAAATCTTCTATAGCTTTGTCAGTAATAACACCAAATATGGAACTTCTAGCAGAAGTAAATTGGCATCTGTATTCTTGGTCAACGTCAATGTCAGTACGCTGTAATTCTTTTTCCATTTCTTCTTGCGTGTAAATCCAACCTATTGCGTTAGTGTAATCATACTGTAACTTCTTGTAATCATTTTCTGACTTTGATATTTCGTAGAAGAATCCCCTCTGACCTCTAGGTGTACTGACCAGAAATATGTCAGACTTGTTTGTGTGCAGGATTGGTTCTACTGCATCTAGTACAACACTATCATCAACGATTGCAAAGTGTGCAGATTCGTCAATGACTACTGCTTTGATTTTTGTCTCACCTCTAATGGCTTCACTGTTAGACGGTTTTCCTTCTATCTCTGTTCCATTCTTTAACGTAATGTGCAAATCATTTTTGTCGTTAGTGACAGTTGATCTAATTTCATTGAACAATGATTTCAAACGTAACATTACTGTCTTGGTTGTTTTCTCTCTTGTTCCTGCGATGATTAGGATTTTACCCCCCTTGTATTTGTGGAAAGAATGATACTGAATTATTCTTAGAACTATCTCTGTAAGTCCAATCTGTCTTGACTTGTTAATGTGAAACTTTACCTGCTTGTCTGACAATGATTGTTTGATTAGGTCTAGTTGATGTGGCATGTACATCATTGGTTGTAATGTTGCAGGGTGTAATGGTAAACCTACTCTATGTGAGAAACAACAGTTTTCACTAGGGTTAATCTTGCCACAGAAGAATTTTAGTTGAGATATTTCCTCTGAAACATCTTCCTCTACTGCATCGTGGCTAGTTTGGAATGTTGGATAAATGTCCTGTATCTTGAAGCTCTTTCGTTGCATCGTGTTCTATTACCTCTTGTGAAGCCGAATAGTATGCAGACAATAACGGTTGTATTGCTGTAATTGAATCTAATATTCTCTGTCTAGCCACAGGCGTTTGTGCCAAGTGAAAGTTCTGCCATGAAAATTTCAGGATTGTTTCTAGTTGGTCTATGCGTTCTATGTGTTGTTGCCATAACCCATGCTTTTGTAATTCAAACTTGCGTTTGTCTGTGATTGATCTTAACTTACCCTTAATGCGATAAAATGTTCTTACTTGCATCTTCTTTTCTTTTGGTGATTGATGTTGATGCACCCATGCAATAGATTCTGCTTCGTTAAACTTCATTACGATAGTTTGCATAACGAGTATCTCACTGTCATTTAGCACCAATTTCTATTCGTAAATTGTCAGTTTTACTGACACTAAGGAACTAATTTGAAAAAAAGGAAAGGGTATTACCCCTGTTAATTTTCGCCATCAAAGACAATACGTTCTCTTGACAATGTTAGAACAACTGTATGTCCTGCGTATTTGTCATTTGGGTCAGCAATCAATGTGGTGATATGTTCTTCATCTACTTCTGACTTGAAGCCATCTTGTAAGATTATGTGGTGTACTTGTTCTATCATACCAATACATTGAGAATTTAGTTATTAAACCATCGGTGTTTTTTTAAAAAAAAGAAAAGGAAATGGTTGTTACACCATTGGTAGTACGTGTAAGATCAGGTCTTGGTAGTCTGCTACATCACCCTTGTTATTTTCCCAAAGGCTTGTGGCTATTTCCTGTCCAATTTCACCTGCGTTCTGTGCGTATGCACCAAAGTCTTTTTTGTATTCTTCAATATCCTCGAACACGTTATCGGTGTGTCCATTCATCGCTACCTTACCAAGATGATAATACACCAAAGTCATTTTGCTACTATCGGTTGCACTATCTTGTTGGTAGTGATGGGATTCTTGAAGCAGTTGCATAATTGCACTTTCTGCTAGTTGATCAGGCAATTTGTGTCACCCTCTCTAACCTTTTGGCGATTCTTTCATCAACACCTTCACAGTTCACCT